AATCCTTGCCCTCTTATAGCTTCTAACGGATTATCTGTTTCTGAGTATGTTAATGTAACATTACCATCTATTTGTACAGAATCACCCACATAGGAATCATCGTAAATATTAAATCTATGTTCAATATCTACAACGTCAAAGTATTTTATAAAGTATCTTAATGCCATTATGGAAAAACTAAATTTGTACCGCCTAAAGCTTTATTTCTATCTAGTGTATTTTTCATTACACCTATTAATTTTGTTCCTGCTATTTCAAATACGAAATGACCACCACCCGATGAACTGCTTGCACCACCTGATGAGCCACCTCTAAAACTACTGTTACTAGCTCCACCACCTTTACCAAAACTTAATCTATGTCTAACGGCGTCACTACCACTAGATGATGCACCACCACCTGTACCACCGCCCATTGATTTACTAATACTTTTAGATTTAGAACTAAAGAAGCTACCTAAAGCTATTAAAGCCCCCCCCGCTGCTATTGCGGCAACTGGATTTAAGGATTTTAAAGCTGTTTTAATACCCGCTAACCCCACTCCAATAGTTATAGCCATTTCACCCATTTGTATTAAAATACCACCTAAACTACCTAGTAAAGCAGCTCCAGCAGATTCTAAAACATTCGCACCAGAAGCAAGTGCATCACCTATTACAAATCCTAAATCAGCAAATGTGTTAGCGATACCACTATTAATAATATCACTAGCCGCATCATTAAAGGCTAATAGTGCCGTTATCATTTCAGTAGCCTTCTCTGTTACAAATTCACTTGAAGGAATAATACCCGCTAAAGTATCATTCATACTTACGGTAAGTGGCTCTAATGTGCTTTTTAATAATCCTATTCCACCTACTAATCTTTGTGTTAAATTACCTAAAAATCCATCTACATCAGGAGCTATTAAAGGAACTGTTGTTGCAATAGATGACGCCACACCTCTTGTTTCCTTTTTAGGTGGAGGTGGTGGTGTAATTGGTGCTAGTAATAAACTAGGTATCTCACCGTTGTATTTTTTTTGAGCCTTTGTAGCAGCTTCAGCAGCTAGTGTTTGCCTATTAAGAGCTGCGGCATAAGAATCAGCTTGCAACATCGCAAATTGAAGTGGATCACCACCAGACTTTATCATATTCATAAACGTCTGCCAACTATCACCCAACCCCGTTAAAGAGTCTAATAGTTCAGTAAATGCTATTGTAGCACCAGCGATTATAACGGCTGCTGCACCTATCGGATTAGCTAATAACGCTGCTGTAAATCTTAACATAGCACCAGTGGCTGTAACTATTGCACCGCTTAAAAAACCAAAAGCAGTAACCAAACCAGGTATAACAGTTGTCATCATAAATCCTAAAGCGACTAATAACGGTCCTATAATAGCTGTAAATCCTGCAACTTGAATAATTATTTTTTTAGTGCTTCTATCTAATTCAGAAAACCATTTAGTAATATCTTGTATTTTCTTTATTAATTTATCAGCTACCTCTTTTAAATTAAAAGTTTCAGCAATATTAGTACCTAATTCACCTAATGATAAATTAACATTATCTTTTAATGTTGAAAATATACCAGCTAAAGTTTTAGATTGCTTTATCATTGCATCCTCAAAAATACCACCCTCTAAAGTTAAACTTTTAAAAGCCTTTTCAAAATCTTTAAAAGAAACCTTACCAGCGCTAACCATATCCTTAATAGAACTTTCAGCTACACCCATTGTCTTAGCTAATGCACCTCCTATTGGTACTGCTCTTTCTTGGAATTGTAATAGTCGCTCACCCGTTAGTTTTCCTGCTGCTGCTACTTGACCAAATACTCGCCCCAATTCTCCTAATGGAGTTCCTGAACCCGCTGCAACATCACCTAACGACTTTAGATGACCTTTTACCTCAACAGCCGTAAAACCAAACGCTAATAATACTTTTGCTGTGTTTCCTATTCCTTCTAATTGAAAAGGTGTTTTAGCTGCAAAATCGGTTAATTCTTTTAGTAATTTCTTACCTTCTGCTGCTGATCCAGTCATTACAGATAAAGAAGTTTCTAACGTTTCTAAATCTGCTGCTGCTTTCAATGCTACACCTCCTAAAATAGCTAAAGGTGCGGTAAATCTTTTACTCATTGCAATACCTGCTGATTGCATTTTTTTACCAATAGCCTTAGATTTAGCAGCAAACTTATCAAGACCTTTAGCAGCCCTTTTAAGATCCTTTTCTAAATCGGTGATTACCGCCTTTATCTCAACATTTAAAGTATTATCATTAGCCATTCTTTTGTTGTTTCAATTCTTTAAAGTAATTATCTTGTGCTTTCTTAATAGCCTCCTTCATTCTATCACTTTGGTCTGTATTCTTAGCGCCAATCTGCCACCATTTGTCTTTAGATGGTATCTTTTTAAGAGATATATTAGCACTAACATAACTAGCCCAAGCAACCTCTCTAGTTAATAATTCCTCTCGTTCTTGCATCCTTCTATATGCAAATGATCTTATTCGGAACTCAGCCCAAGTCATATCTAAAACATAGTCATAACTTGGACAATTAAGCTCCATCAAAGCAAAAGAAATCACTTCACCGCCCCAATCTATTTTTTCTTTGGGGCTTTTATCTTTTTTCCAGTACTCTCTTCTTTTGGTACGTCTGTTATCATACTATTTGTAAACGCTTCTAAGAACTTCAAAACAGATTTAGCTTGAATACCTCCATCCGCATCGATATAGTCCATAAAATCGTATAATGTATGAGTAAATTCCTCACCTTTACGAGTAAAACCATATTTAGCAGACTCATACATGATAATTGGAATAAATTTAAACGGGTTTTTACTAACTCCATTCATTAATCCCTCAATATCTATATCTAATCTGCTTAAAGTTTCTCCTAAAAAACCCATTCCAAAATTAAAATCAAACTTGTTTTTGTGTACTGTTATTGTTATTGTATTTCTAATCATTTCTTTTGCTTTAAATTAATTATTATACGTTAGGGTCAACTAATACGATTAAACCAGTACCCGTTAAACTTGCGCTAAATGTAGCTAAGTCATCACCAGCAGCGAAATCACCACTTAAATCATTCAAAATTGCAGTGCCGTAATAAAAATCGTTATCTGTCAATCCCGTTGCTAATCTCCATGTTACCTCAGTCCCAAATACTGAATGTAAATAATCATGCGATGCACTTGTTACCTCTGCGCCTGCTGAAGTAGTATCGATGTACTCACCTTCTGCACTTAGCTCATAAGTATAAGAACCCGCAATTTTTGTTATTACTCCTGGATCACATTTAGTTTGTGATTCAATAATGTTCTGCGTTTCACTCAAATTGTTTTGAGTTAGACACGCAATTGGTCTGTAAATTGAGCTATCCCATACACTAAGTATTAATAACTCCCCTTTAATTTTTGCCATTTTTATTTATATTTAATTATTACTACTCAATGAGAAATTCGATTCTCATAAACTTTCTTGTTATTATTTCGTTTTTTGTTTCCGTTACTAAGTCGCTTGGAAAACTTTGAGCTTGTGTTACTATGCTTAAATTGCTTGCTACATCTAAGGTTAAGACATCTGTTAATTCTCTAACCTTATCTAAGATGTTATCAGCTAATAATCGACTTCCACTATTACCACTTAATTTTACCTTAGTAAATACCTCTATTAATATCTGACTTTGCCAGTCGTTACCACATTTTGTACGTTTATCAACTTCATTTGATTGCGTAGTCATTAATGTATAATTGTCTTTTATAACTCCTGTTGTTCTACTGTCAAAACATGGTATCGTGATAGTATCAACAACCATATTATTAATAGCATCAAATACTGCTTTTCTTATGTACTTATCTGGTAATGTCTTAACCATTATTAAACTTTTTATTTAAGTGTTTTAAACTATCTTTAATATCCTTAATATACTGTTTTCTTCCTATAACAAAAGCAGGGTACATAAAAGGTCTTGGATTTATATTAACCTTTTTAATTCCTTTACCTTTAAACCATGATGCCATTTCACCCCATCCCTCTTTTATATCGACTAAAGCACCCGTTCCAAACTCCATAAAAGCTGAATAAGGCATATAAGCCGTCACCCTCCATACTAAAGGTGTTTTTTGTTGTTCTGCTTTAATACCACTTCTTAAAAAGCTATCATTAACTGGAGCAAATGATTTAGCGTTACCCTCTATCTCTTGTGCGTTTATTTTTGTAACTGCTCCAATATCTCTAACAGCATCTTTACCGTACCTTTTTAAAGCAGTCTCAACATTCTTTATATTTTTTACATTTAATCGTATCACTATTAACTATTACTTTCTTTTGTGCAAACTATTTTTATAAAACTATCTTCAAAATCTACATTAATTGGAAAGTTATTTATGATATACTTTTCACCTCTGTACTTTATAAACATAGTACTTAAATTATACGTTAAATCTTCTCTTTTGCGTAATGTTATCATAATACTATTACTAGCATCTAAGACACCCGTATCAGTGTTTAAATCGCCTCTATTTGGTTTAATAGTTTCTATCTTA